CGTGTACGGAGAGGAAAAATTTACCAACTAACCAGACTAATATTAACCAGACTAATTTAACCAAATTAAATAATAATACGGTCAAAAAAATTGAAGAAAATTTCGGTAGGTTTTTAAGTCCTATTGAAATTGAAACGGTTAATTTTTGGGAGAAAGAATATGACAACGATCTAATAGATTTTGCTATCAAAGAAGCCGTCATGAGAAACAAGCGTACAACTAAATGGATTGATACATCTTTGTTTGATTGGGTGAATAAAAACGGACTTAAAACAGTTAGTGAAATAAAAGAATATCTAACAAGTAAAGCCGGCAAAAATTCACGGGGCAAACAAAGAAAACCCGAATACGCGGGGACTTATCCTATTAAGAATCCAGTATTTAGCCCTTACACTGACAAGCTACCCTGGGAAGAAGATGAGGAGGGATAGCCTATGGATTTACCACTTGTCTATCACATTAACGAATCGGAAACGTGTGAAATTCATCAATGTTTCAAATGGTCGTTAAATGATGATGTACCTCTACAAGATGAGCGAGACAGAACTTTTTGCCCGGAGTGCCAAAGAGAAAAGATGGAGCGTGAAAAAGATCAGAAAATAGGTCAAGCTCACGCATCAATAATCTTGCGCAGAACTTACGACGTGCTTGATAAAAACAGCATCATACCGAGCGGACTGAAAGAAGCGAATTTTAAAAACTTTATGGTTACGAATCAAATCGACCGTGAAGCCAAGAACTACGCTCTACGCTTGGTATCGCACTACTTGCACGATGGGAAAGGTAACGCTCTGATAATGGGGAAAGCTGGACGCGGTAAGTCACATCTAGCTATGGCAGTAGCAAGTAAGTTGAACGCTGACTGGAAAGCAAACAAGCTACCAAAGAGCATACTATTTATCAACTTACCAGCCTTATTTATCAAAATTCAAAATTCTTTCAACCGTAAAGAGGGAATGACTAGCAACGAATGGCTAGAGCTACTAAAGAAAGTTGACTATCTGATCTTGGACGACCTTGGACGATCTGATAACGCACAATGGAAGCAAGACTTTCTATACAGCCTGTTAGACGAACGAGAAGCGACAATCATCACAACGAACCTGGTAGGGTCAGAGATGAAGTCACTCTTTGAAACTGGGCTAGTCAGCCGAATTACAAAAGGTGGACGGGACCTTTACTTTAAATACCCGGATAACGCAGAAGATAGGAGAAAATTGCCGTTTTGATTGACAAAATGATTGAGGGCTTCGAAGCTACTTGCTACGAGCTTTCGGATGAAATTAAAGCTAAGTTACTAGCGAGTGATCCAGATCGAGCGCGTGGCAAGATCATGGATTTGTACGCTTGCCGTTTAGCTGGCAGAGCATAAAAAATGGCCCTTTGGGAATGGGACCCCAAAAGACCAGAGATAAAACTTTTCTAAAGGAATTATAACAAAATGAAAACTAAAAATCAATGGCGACCGCGCATTATTAATATCATGTCAGACGGTAGCCAGGTAGACAACCTAACAGGGTACACGATACCAAAAGATAGCGGATATTACAACGCAATCAGACGAATTAATAAGGAGATTTAAAATGTACGATGAATTATTAGGGACTATGGTAGTTGCAGGATTATTCTTTACAGCAGGCTTTGCTGGGGCGGTTTGGGATTTCAAACGTGCGCAACGGAAGAAAGCCAGACAAGCAAAACAAGATGCGATCATGCAACAGTATGAAGAAGATTTGCAAGAGAAATTTGAAGAGGGCTACCAAGCATTTCAAGCTGATCTAGCGTATGCACGCAAGCATTCACACTCAGATAACGATTGGAGCGCACTAGATGTTTTGTAGCAAAAAAATTAAAGCGTTAAAACAAGAGATACGTTTTCAAAAAATCGACCTAGAAGGCAAAAACAATATACTTCGAGTAACCTTGAACGATAACAGAAGGTTGCGGAAGGAACTGAACCAAAAGAACCAACTTTTGAAAAAGTATCAAGAAGTTTTAATGAAGTATCAAGAGGAGGGTAAGCTATGAACGAACGCTTACAGCTAATACTAGCCTGTATCAGAGTAGGACGGGCGAATGTACTGACCACACGCGACATTGCCAAAATGACAAACTTATCGGTCCGAAAGGTGCGCGGTGGCATCGCAGAACTACGGCTTAACTACTCAGTGCCTATTGTGGCCAGTCGGTCACTTCCTCGCGGATATTATTTCGCGGAGAATGATGATGAGTACACAGCGTGGGT